TGATGATATGGTTGCATCTTCAGATGTAGTTGTATCAGACCAAGTTAGGGATGCAATTCTGGAAAGTGATGTAGGACCAAAGATTCTTTATCACCTTGCAGAAAACCCAGAGGTAGCTGAAAAAATCAGTGGCATGTCTTTGATTAGTGCCTTGAGAGAGATTGGGAAATTGGAGGCTAGATTTGACAAGCCTGTTGAAGCACAAAAGCCTGCTGTGAGAAAGAGCAATGCACCAGCACCTATTAATCCTATTAGAGGGGGTTCTAATGTTGAAGTGCCAATAGATTCAAATGGGAATTTTAATGGTACTCCTCAGCAATGGAAAGAACTCAGGAAAGCAGGAAAGATTAGGTAAACAATTTTTTAATCTTAAAAGGAAATCAAAATGGCAAATAATTTGCTAACAATATCCAAGATCACCAATGAAGCGTTGATGGTCCTGGAAAACGAGTTGACATTTTCGTCAGAAGTGGATCGTAACTATGATGACCAGTTTGCTGTGGTCGGGGGCAAGATTGGTAACACAGTCAATGTCCGTAGACCTGGTAGGTTCATTGGTACAACTGGTCCAGCACTGAATGTTGAAGACTTCAATGAAACTTCAGTTCCAGTAACACTTTCCACTCAATTCCATGTGGACACACAGTTTACTACGCAAGACCTTGCACTATCACTGGATATGTTCAGTGACCGCGTGCTGAAGCCTGCAGTGGCCGCAGTGGCTAACAAGATTGACAGGGATGGTTTAACAATGGCAGCTCTCCAAACAGCTAACATTGTTGGAACTGCTGGTACTCCTCCAACAGGCTTAATCACCTACCTAACTGCTGGTGCTTACTTGGATGCTGAGGGTGCTCCTAGGGATGGCCGTAGAGCCTGTATTGTTGAACCCTTTACATCAGCAACTATTGTTGATAGCTTGAAGGGTCTGTTCATGCCGCAAGAGGCTATTGCAGAGCAGTATCGCAAGGGGCTGATGGGCAGGGACAGCGCGGGCACAAATTGGAAATTGGACCAAAACGTTGTAAGCCAGACCTTTGGCTCTTACTCTGGCAACACACTCTCTGCTGACACTACAGCTCAAGTTGGTTACCTCTCAACTGGTTGGTCACAATACTCCACAATTCAGATCAAAGCATCATCTTCAAGCACATTAAATGCTGGTGATGTGATCCAAATTGCTGGTGTATATGCAACTAACCCACAAAACAGACAGGCTTATGGCTCTGGCAAGTTGCGTAACTTTGTAGTTCAGTCCACAACAACAGTTGGAACTGGTGCTACAAACATCACAGTTGCTCCAGCAGTTATCATTGGTGGTCAGTTCCAGAACTCAATCATCATTGGTTCTACTTCTACTACAGCTACTGTTACTCCTTTCAATAACACTGGTGTTTTGTCTCCACAGAACATGCTTTTCCATCGCAATGCCTTTACCCTAGCGGTAGCGGATTTGGAGCTGCCAGAGGGAGTCCATTTTGCAGGCAGAGCATCTGATAAGGAAGTTGGTTTGAGCATGCGTGTTGTCCGCCAATACACCATCAACAATGATTCCATCCCAACAAGGCTGGATGTGTTGTATGGTTGGGCACCCCTGTACCAAGAACTTGCTTGCAGAATCGCGGCTTAACCCATTAATTAAAGGAAACTAAAAAATGAGTAATCCCGGACCAGCAACCACAGTCTCAGCACACCCAAGTAATGTCACAACAAACCAGGCATTGCGCCTGATTGCTGTGGCTAAAGGAGTGAACCTTAATGCTGTAGCTTTTACACCTGTGCAAGTTAATAACTCCACAGCTTATTTGCCAAAAGAAATGATTGTTACCAATGTAAACAATGCAGGCTCTGTAGTTTCATTGTCAACATCAACAGCTCTTGGCATCACAACCACAAATGCTGGATCACCATCTAGCTTGTTTGGTGCTTTGACAACTGCACAAATTTCTGCATTGTCAACAGCAGTTTTAGGCACAGCTTATTTGGACTCTAGTTCAACTAGCTTGGCTTATAACAACCAAACTTTATATGTTGATGTAACAGTTGCCTCTGGTGCTACTGGTACAGGAGATGTATATGTTTATGGTTATGACTTTAGCTAAAAAAAGCTAAATAAATTGAAAGGGCTACTCCCAAAAGGGGTAGCTTTTTCTTTTTTAAACAGTACAATTTAATAATCTTAAAGGAAAAATCATGCCCTCAACCACAATATTGCGTGGAAATGTAAATGCATATTTCTTAGCAAATCCCTCACTCACACCATCAGCAGTAACTGGTACATCAGCATCACAAAGTTTCACAGTACCTGGTCTTTTGACAACTGATATTACCAATGTTTCATACAATGGTGGTGCTCAAACAGCAGGCATTGCAATTGCAAATGACTATGTTTCTGCTGCAAACACTTTGACAATTCAATTTGTGAACACATCTGGGTCTTCAGCAACTCCAGCATCAGGTTCATATCTAGTTGAAGTGCTCAGAAGTGATGGTCCAATTCCTGTTAATGCAGTCTAATCATGGCAAATACCAGTGTATACAGACCCATAGGGCAAACCTATGCTGTGGCAGTAACAACAACTGCAAGTAGTTCTTTAAGCATTGTCCCAGTTGGCAATGACCAAATTAACTATTGTGCATTTTTGAATACTGGCTCTACACCTATTGCTATTTCAATTGCTCCTTTAAATCCTACTAGCATCACTCCAACTCCAGCAGTATTGCCTACAGCAGGAAACACTAGCACATCATTTGTGCTTGGTATTTCCATGTCTCAGCCTACTGTTATTGCAGTGCCTGCTAATGGATTTAATCTGAGTGCAGTTGGAACAGCAAATACTTTATATGTAATGCCTGTGGCAGATCAATCATGACAAACCAAGTAGCTTTTACAAATACAACTAACACAGTTCCTGTTACTACTTTCTCTACTCAACCAGTTATAGCAAGTGGATTTGGTACTTCACCCACAATTAAAGGTGTAAGTCCAAATTGTTTTGCTGTAACTGTGGGGTCAGGGGGAGCCGCATCTGGAACACTAACACTCCCTCCAGCTCCAAATGGCTGGATGTGTATTGCTAATGATGTTACTAGTGGTTCAAGCCTATTTTTGCAACAGACTTTAAGCACTACAACATCAGTAACTGTAACTGGCTATGGAATTACCACTGGACTTGCATCAAATATGTCTGCTGGTGATGTCATTGTCATGACTTGCATTGCATATTAATTATGAGTGCTCCTGCCCTAACATCTGACCAAAATATCCTGCCAGTTCAGGCATATTTTAATTTGGATGGTAGTTTTAATACTTTCATAGGGCAGGGGCATCCTTTTGTTGTTTCTGCAACTGAATCAATTGGTATAAACAATGTAACAACCAATGCTACTTTTTATCCTGTTTTTAGCCCTGTTAGTAGTGGACAAGTTACCAGTTTAGATGTATTTACTGGTTTAACTTACAACCCAAGCACAGGCTTATTAACTACAACTGCATTGCAAGGTAATCTTAAAGGTATTGCTGATTTAGCCACAAATTTAGTGGGAAGTTATACAAATGCACTTGTATATCAATCAACCAACAACACAACTTCTTTTATTGCAAATGGTACAACAGGTCAATATCTAAGTGCTAACACTAGTGGAGCACCTACTTGGGTAACTCCCACATTTGCTGGATCAACTGTTACTGATGATACATCTACAAATGCCACAAGATACCCTTTATTTTCCTCAATAACATCAGGAAATTTATTAACAGAATATACAAGTTCCACAAAGTATCAATTCAATCCTAATACTGGGGCATTAACAGCTACATCTTTTGTGGGTTCTGGTGCTAGTTTAACCAGTATTCCTAATGGGGCACTTGTAAATTCAAGCATTACTGTTGGCACAACAGCTATTTCATTAGGTTCTAGTTCCACAACATTGGCTGGTTTATCAAGTGTAACTTCTACCAGTTTTGTAGGAGCATTAACTGGCAATGCTAGTTCTGCAACAACAGCTACAAGTGCAACTGTTGCATTAAATGTTCAAGTAACAGATAACACATCTAGTTCAAGCACTTTTTATCCAACATTGTCACCTGGAACAACTGGATCAACAAACTATGCTTTAAATACAAGTTCTACAAAATTAAGTTTTGTGCCAAGTACAGGCACTTTAACTGCAACTAATTTTTCAGGACTAGCATCTTCAGCAACCAATATTGCAGGGGGTTTTGCTAATCAAATCAATTATCAAACTGGGACAGGAACTACTTCATTTATAACAGCCCCATCAAGTTCAGGAACATATTTAGAGTGGAATGGTTCTGCATTTGTTTGGGCAACTCCTGGAGGTGGTGGTACAGTTACATCTGTTGCTCAATCTTTTACTGGTGGACTAATATCAGTTTCTGGTTCACCAATAACAACTTCAGGAACTTTGGCATTAACAGTTGCTGGAACTTCAGGAGGCATACCTTACTTTAGTTCTGGAACAACTTGGGCATCTAGTGGTGCATTAAGTCAATATTCTTTATTAGTTGGTGGTGGTGCTGGAAATGCTCCCACATCTTTATCTTCTACAGGAACTGCCAATCAGGTATTAATTTCTAATGGTTCAAGTGCAAATCCTAGTTTTACTTCTGCACTAACTGGTCTAACTATAGACAACACAGTAATAGGT